ATATAATATGAAGCTATTATTATTTTTAGTAAGTGTGTTAATTATTCTTGTATCTGTTGACATGTCATCAAATATATGTTATGTAACTCTTACGGATAGGAATGGGGAACACAGTATTTTAACAGGAGAAAGGGATTATTATGAATCTCTCTAGCTATTCGACAGATACTCTTAATGAGATATACTGCCATGCGTATTTTAAGAAATTTAATAGACTGCCTAAAGGTAGTGTGTTAGATCGTAAGACCTTGATACAGTTAGTATCGAGTTTATCAACCAAGAAGGAGAGTGTAAATGAGACCGTTTACTCACAGCAAGTTCGTTAAAAACAATTGTGAAATACCCAATCTACATCCAGACTTTAAGATGGAGATAGAGCAGGGGTTCAACAGTTATGGAACAGAAGTAACACTTAAGAAATACTATGTCAAGGGCAGTGCTATGTCTCTTACAAGAGATATGGCTATCATTAATGATGAGTGGTATCACATCTTCTCAGTTAGCCACAATGGCTGGATGCGTGATTACAATTCAACAGTAGCTAGTGCAGCTGGGCTAGTTAAGATTCGTAACAGTTGGGATGGTGAAGCAGCTACAGTAGATGCTATGTATTACAAATCCAATCCAGTTAATCTATTCTTAAAGAATGGGACTCTTCGTAAGGGTATCTACAAAGAAGTAGCTCGTCGTCTATATTCTGAGAGATGGTGTAAGAGTGGTTACACTCATGAGTTACTTCAAACTTGTATCGATGCTCAACCTGATGTAATTACTGAAGATGCTGATGCTATTGTAGCTCACATGAGTGGTGTCTATAACATAGAGTTATTCAAATGTCACTTGACACACAAAGTATTTCCTTATTACATGGGTAGAGCCTATGAGTTCTCTTGTGGCATACGTCAAGTTTATAATAACTTCTCTCCATCAGATTGTGGATATACTCGTCACGAACGTGGTCACGGATATGTATACTTATTGGATGATGAGTGTATCATCCAAGGTAGAATATACAAACGTAGTGAAGTTACTATGTGTGAGTGTCCCGTGTGTAATCGTGAGGTTCCTGATCTATCTATCATAGATGGGGCGTGTCACAAGTGTAATGAGAATCTATACAAGATACACAACTACAGCACCAAAGTTCCTGAGCTTCTTAAGTTCAAGGCTAAGAATGTTAAACCTTCTACTGTATATCTAGGTATAGAGTTAGAGTATGAGTCAGATGATCGTGACGTATCTAAGATCAAGGTAGGTAAAGCTTTACAAGGTCATGCCATTATGAAACAAGATGGCTCTATCAAGAATGGCTTTGAGATTGTTACTTGTCCTGCTACTCTAGACATTCACCTTGAAGAGTTCAAGAAGTTCTATAGTTCATATGGTTCTCTTGGTCTATTCCCTGATAAGAACACAGGTATGCATGTGCATGTGAGTCGCAAGCCTCTCAATGTATTTACTATTGGTAAGATGACTGAGTTCCTTAATCGTATGGATAACAAAGCATTCATTGCTCACATCGCTGGTCGTATTGATAATCAATATGCTAGGATTACTGGTAGATCTGTTACCTTCCCATTCATTAATGGGCAACAAGGTGAACGATACAATGCACTTAACTTATCTAATCGTGATACTATCGAGTTCCGTATCTTTAGCACACCTAAGAATTGGGAAGAGTTCTCTGCTAGACTAGAGTTCGTGCAAGCATTGACTGACTACTGTCAGCCAGCTCAAGTTAATGTACCACTCAAACAACTTACAGGACATCGTAGCTTTATGCATTGGGTTCTTCACAATCGTAAATCATACCCTGAATTATCTAACTGCTTGAAAGGATTCGCATAATGTGTATCGCTATTTATAAACCAGAGGGTGCTGAGATTCCTCAAGAAACTCTAGCTCAGTGTTACAAGGCTAACTCTGATGGTGCTGGCTATATGTTCCATAAGAATGGTAAGCTGTATGTCAAGAAAGGTTTCTTCTCTTTCGCTGACTTCTGGAAATCATATCGTCGTGATAAGAAGAAAGAGTGTGTGATACATTTCCGTATCAAGACTCATGGCTTAATCAATGAGGCTAACTGTCATCCATACAAGATCAATGACAACTTTGCATTCGTGCACAATGGTATGATCTCAGGCTATACTGATCCAGCTAAGTCTGACACTTGGTTATTCAATGAGGATATATTACAACCATTCGTTGACAAGTGGGGCAACTTAGGTTTATTCCAAGACCCTATACAAAAACTTATCGAGGCTCGTATTGGTTACTCTAAGTTAATCTTTATGGATAACACAGGTAACACCAAGATCTTTAATGAAGACAAGGGTGTGTGGGATAACGATGTGTGGTATTCTAATTCTAGTTACAAGAAACCAGCACCTTATGTACCACCACCACCTAGCACATATTATCCTAATCCTCGTCAAGCATCTTTGTTAACTAATCGTTACTACGATAACAAACAGACATGGGCTTACAAGAAAGAGAACATAGCACTAGGTGAATTGGTAACTCTACTCACTGGTCAATACGATGCTGGCACTAAGGCTTACTTCCCTAAAGATTCTGTATGGGAGATCGTTGCAGTTAATCGTGACTACTCAGTAGACTTAATGGCTGACTCAGCTAATGAACACTCTGATGTTCCTAACTTCCTCTACAACATCAAGTTCATGGACATTGAGTTGTTAGAAGATGAAGATTACGAAGCACCAGTAGAAGAGAGTAATGTTATCTATCCTTATGGGAGGTATTAGTCATGTTAGAATTTAATAAAGGTGAAAGACTTATAGTAACTGAAAACTTTGTGTATGATGGTACATCTTTCATAGCAGGTATGACAGGCACTGTCCTTAAGTACCATCCAGATAGGGGTTATGCTGGTATAGTATCTGTTGAGTGGGATCATGATGATAAACAAAACTTACACTCATGTGGTGGTCTTTGTCCTAGTAATCGAGGCTATAACCTAGATGTACACGATGCTAAGTTAGGTCCTATTTCTCTAGACATTAAGGCTAACCCTCTACCTGATGATCCTAGGTTACGTGGTATTGCCATCAAGATTAAACAGATGGAGACTAGATTCAAGCAACGTCAGTTAGCTAAACTAAAACAAAAGGAGCAAGCAAATGAAATTTCTCAAAGTATTTCCGTACAAGATGGGATCGTTATCGGCTCGATCCCTAGCAACATCTCTTGGGTGTCGACGAGTTCGTTCTAGTTACGAAGCCAAGCGTAGAGATATCATCATTAACTGGGGCAACTCTCGTCCGTCAGAGAGTGTGCCTTATGCTGATAAGGATCTCAATAAGCACAGTGCTATTGCTATTGCATGTAACAAGCTTAAGACCTTTGATCTACTGTATGAGAATGAGTATCCCTATCTACCTAACTATTGTACCACTAGGTATGAAGCAAGTAACATGCTCTACATAGCTACTAATGGGGGCGAACGATTAGGCAAGGAGTCTATATATTGTAGAACTTCCTTGACAAGTCACAGCGGAGGTGGTATAGTAATAGCTAAGAACATTTATGATTTAGTCGAAGCTCCTCTGTATACACTAGGAACTAAACACAAGTACGAGTATCGTGTCCATGTATTCAGAGAGTCGGTCATAGATGTTCAACAAAAGAAACGTAGACTTAACTGGACTGGTGGTGACACTGGCATTCGCAACCACTCTAACGGTTATATCTATGCTCGTGCTGACATAGACTACCCAGTAGAGATAGAGCAAGCTGCTATACAGGCTGTTAAGATTCTAGGTCTAGACTTCGGAGCAGTCGACATTGGTTATCGTGAACGTGATAACAAAGTCTTCTTGTTTGAAGTCAATACTGCACCAGGTCTTGTTGGTACTACGTTAGAGAAATACACACAAACTTTTAAGGAGTATGCAAATGGATGATGCATTAGAAATACTAAGTGAATTAGAGCAAATCTTAGAAATGTCTGTTACAGATAATGAGCAGATAGCTATTATTTATGAATACATACAACAAAAACGGACTGAGTTTCAACCAGCATGTGGCGAATGTGGAACTTAGTCGAATATTACATAACGTAAAAGGAAGGGGTATACCTATGAGATGTCAAGCGTGTGACTGTGAATTAAGTGACTACGAAGCTACTAGAAAAGATCATCATGGGGTCTACCTAGATCTTTGTAGTGACTGTTATTTCACTGTGAGGGACGAAGTTCCGAGCACTAGTCGTAAAGATTTAGAGACAGTAGTTTCCATTGATTCAGAGGAGATCCCAGAAGTTAGTGGAATTTAGGAGAAGTTATGACACAATTCATTAGACATATGCCTTGTCCAAAGTGTGGTAGTAAGGACAATTTAGCTGAGTATGATGATCACTTCTTTTGCTTTGGTTGTAAGTATACTAAGCACAAAGATGACATAAAGTCAATACGTGAGAAAGTAGAATCACGAACGTATCCGCATAATGTGGTTAACTCTGTTAGTGCTCCTGCTCTAACTTATGATTTACCTAAAGAACCTAAACAGTGGCTACTTAAGTATGGCATTACTAACGATGAGATTATTGACTCAAAGATGGGGTGGGATGTGAAGAATCAACTACTAGTTTTACTTAACATGCCTACCTATTGGCAGGGTCGTAGCTTCATGAAAGGTAAACCTAAGTATTCCTCTTACGGTAGAAAGCCCTTGACTTATTATGGTATGAGTGATACTATAGTATGTGTAGAAGATGTGTTATCGGCAATCAAGATAGCTAGACTTTCACCATCTTATTGTGCTACACCTTTGTTAGGTTGTAGTATGACACGAGACACTATACAAACGCTCTCCAAACGATTTAAAATGGTTATCCTATGGCTAGATAGGGATAAAGCTAAGGAAGCTATGAGAATCTCTAGGGAATTTAAACAACGTGGAATACCTACTAGGATAGTTATCTCTCCTGAGGATCCCAAAGAATATACCAAGGAGGAACTAACTGAATGGTTGAACTTCAAATCATCAATCTTTTCATGAAGGATAAAAAAGACTTTACAAAGTATTATAAGTATGTTAATATTACCTATATAAAGAACAATTATGTTAACATCTATAAAGTCTTTAACGTTCTCTCAATCTATTACTCTAAGTACTCTACTAAAGACAACTGTAGCGTAGAGGATTTGGAGTTATGTTACTTAAGTAACTACCTTCTGCAAGACTCTGAGCGTAAGGAACTTAGAGAATTACTAGAATCTATCTATAGTCTAGAGGTAAACGTAGATGCAGTTATCTCTCTTCTGGAAGAACATCGTCGACGTTCTCTCGCTGGAGACATCGCTAAGATGGCTCTAGATGTAGAGGATGGTAGGACTCCAGTAGAAGATCTTCTTGCTCTATTCTCTAACCTAGAGTTACAAGAGGTAGAGGATAATACTCCTGTCACTGTCAAGATGAGTCTTGCAGATCTGTATACTTCCCAAGTAGCAACACCTGGGCTGCGTTGGAGACTTAAGTTCTTGAATGAATCTTTCGGTTCTCTACGTAAAGGTGACTTTGGATTTATCTTTGCTAGACCAGAGACAGGTAAAACTACGTTCCTTGCTAGTGAGATCTCTCACATGGTAGAACAAACAGATGGTAACATCTTGTGGTTCAACAACGAGGAGCAAGGCAACAAGGTTGGTATTCGTTGCTTCCAAGCTGTACTAGGTATGACTACGGATCACTTGTGGGGCGACCTAGAACGCAATCAGAAGGTGTATGACATGAAGACTAAGGATCAGATTAAGATCTACGACTTCGAGGATTCATCTTCTATCCAACGCATAGAACAGATTCTTAAGACTGCTAACCCAGCACTTATCATCTTTGATCAGATCGATAAACTTAAAGGTTTCAAAGCAGAACGTAAGGATCTAGAACTCAAGGCTATCTATCAATGGGCTCGTGAGATCTCTAAGAACTATGCTCCAGTCATTGCTGTATCTCAAGCTTCAGGTGAAGCAGAGGGTAAGACTTGGTTAACGATGGACATGGTTGATGGCAGCAAGACTGCGAAGCAAGGCGAAGCTGACTGGATCTTAGGCATTGGTAAGGAGTCAGATAACACTAGTCGATTCAGATACTTTAACATCTGTAAAAACAAACTGTTAGGTGATAAGGATACTCTACCTGAGAAACGACATGGTAGTGCTAAGGTATTGATTAGGGCAGAAGTAGCTAGGTATGAGGATCTCTAATGATACTAAATGATTTACCTTATGAGCATGAGTTACGGAACAAACCTTTGATAGAGATAGGAGCTAAGTATCAAATCAGAGATAGCAAAGTATTAGCATCCGTAACTCCACCGTACGGTATCGCTAAGAAAACTTACAATCAACTTGGAGATGTGTGGACAACATGGGACATATGGCATGCAACTATTTATTGAATATATTCAGTGTTACTACCAAGCTTTTGGTTTAGGTATCGTAACAACATTACTTATACAACATTACTTATTAAAGGATTCCGATGAAAGAGTTAGTACTAGACGTAGAATCAACAATCTCTAACAAAGGTAATCCTTTTGATCAGACTAACAAGCTGTGTTATGTAGGCATCGGAGATAAACTATTCGATATAGAATACTCTCATGATCCATATGTACCTAAGCTTCAAGAGATCCAACAAAAGATTGATAATTGTGATATACTTATAGGGTTCAACATTAAGTTTGACTTACATTGGATAAACAGATATGGAATTTCTTTTGGCTCTAAGCGTATTTGGGATTGTCAGCTCGTTCACTTCATATTATCTGGACAGACGACCAGTTATCCCTCACTTAATGGGGTGGCTGCTCATTATGGTCTGGGTACTAAGCTTGATGTGGTTAGTACTGAATATTGGAAAAATGGTATTGATACTACAGACATACCTAAATCTATCTTAGAAGAGTATCTACAGGGTGACTTAGATCTAACGTACCAAGTATATCTCAAACAGTTAGAAGAAGTTAAAGCTGGTGGGCTACAACTACAGCGACTAATCAGTATACACAATCAAGATCTACTAGTCCTACAAGAAATGGAATACAATGGTCTATTATATAACGCAACAAAAAGTGAGGAGTTAGCAAATGAATTGGATGCACAAATCGTCGAGTTGGATAACGAGTTGTATCAGTACCATAACTGTGATAGTTTTAATCCCAATAGCGGTGATCATCTCAGTTGCTTACTTTATGGCGGAAGCATTAAGCTTTCTCGCAAAGTCCCTGCTGGCTTTTACAAGACAGGTGCTCGTAAGGGAGAAGTCAAAGAAAAGTGGGAAGACTACCAAGTAGAACTACCTCGACTCTTTACTCCACCTAGAGGTTCAGAGTTAGCTAAAGAAGGTTACTTCTCTACTGATGAGGCTACACTTAAGTCACTCAAGAGTAGGAACCAACACTCTCTCAAAGCTATTCAAACTCTATTAAAGAGATCAGAGTTAGAGAAGAGAGTATCAACGTACTACAGAGGATTGCTTAAGCTATCAGCTGAACTTAACTGGAAGGAGAATAAGATACATGGACAACTTAATCAATGCGTCGCTCGTACAGGACGTCTGTCAAGTAGTAAACCAAACCTGCAAAACTTCGACGGAGGAATCAAAGGTCTATTCTATTCTCGCTTTACTTGATGCCTATGAGAAAGATATTTATATCGAACGACAATGGGAGGACCTCTACTAGATGTTACTACAAGCAGATGCTAAACAATTAGAGTGGGTAGGAGCCACATACTTAAGTCAAGATCAAGTAGCTATCGATGAGATTCTTTTAGGAGTAGACCAGCATGCAGACAACCAACAGCGATTTGGACTACCAAGTCGACTTATTGCTAAAACGTTCGTGTTTCGACTCATCTACGGAGGATCAGCGTACTCTTATGCGAATGATCTTAACTTCTCAAGTATTGGAGATGAGACGTTCTGGCAAGGAGTTATCGACCAGTTCTACGAAAAGTACGCAGGACTAAAGGTATGGCATGAGCAACTACTAGAACGTGCTATGCGTGATGGTCGTATCGATATGCCTACTGGTAGGTTCTATAAGTTTGAGCCTGAGGTTAAGTATGGTAAAGTTAAGTTCCCTCGTACTAAGATTCTTAACTATCCAGTACAGGGGCTAGGTGCTGATCTCATGGCTCTAGCTCGTGTCTCTCTACGCAACAGATTGAAAGGTAAAGAAGGAGTCTTAATGGTCAATACAGTTCATGACTCAATAATACTTGACTTTGATCCCAAAGTATGGGATAATATTAGTCTAGTGCAGTTAGTTAATAACTGTTTCAACGATGTACCAGCTAACTTTAAAAAGATATTTGGTACGGAGTTTAATCTACCTATGAGGGTTCAGTGTGAAGTAGGACCTGATTGGGGCAACATGGTAGAAGTGAATGCCTAGAAAAAGTGAAGAAGCCTTTATTAAAGGTAAAAGAACTCAGATGCTTAAATCAAGGGCTAGAAAACTTGAGTTAGTGAACAGATTTGGAAATAAATGTGCACACTGTCAGCAAACTTTTCCACCTTGTTGCTATGACTTTCATCATTTAGATCCAACACAAAAAGATAAAAAGATTACACAATTAACAGGAGCCTCATTAGAGAAACTAGAAGCAGAGGTTTTAAAATGTATTATGGTATGCTCTAATTGCCATAGAATAATTCATGCATATAAGGAGGAAGTAAATGCTTAGAATTAAAATTGTGGATGTAGGTACCCCCACAGCCCATCAAGCAGCTAATGGCTTAGAGTATCAAGCCATAGAAGTTATCTTTAGAGATACTGAGGACCAAGTTAAATCCTGGAGACTATTCTCTTGGAAAAACAAACATGTGTACAAAGCTGCAAGTAGTTGGACTAGGGGTACCGAAGTAGATGTAGAGGTTCAAGAAGATAAAAGAGGTTACGAACAATGGGTCAATACCACGGAAGTTAATAATACTTCTTCAGGAGATGACGATGTTCCCTTCTAGTAAGACTTGGATCACAGTGTTAGAAGTAGTAACTTGTATTCACATTATTATAAACGTATATAGACATTGGAGTATTTAAAGATGGCAATTAAAATCAAAGCAAAACTATTCTGGGCTCAACTAAACGAGACTAACGAGATGTCAGGTAAGTATCAAGTAGACTTAGCACAGTTAAGTCCAGAGGCTGTTAAAGAATTATCAACATTAGGTATCAAAGTAAACAAACGAGATGATGACCAATATGATCGAGGACACTACATTACCTGTAAGTCTACCCTTCCTATCAAAGCTACTGATAGTAATGGCTTACCTCTTGCTACTGATATTCGTATCGGTAATGGTAGTGATGCAATTGCCGTTGTAAACTCTTATGAGTGGGAGTTCAAAGGTAAGAAAGGTACCTCTCCAACTCTTAATACCTTAGTAATTAATAATCTAATTGAGTATGAGTCTTCTGACTCTATCCCTGAAGGAGTAGCTGTATAATGATTGCCCTTATAGATATGGATCTTGTTTGCTTTCGTAGTGCAGCCAGTGCTGAGGATGAACCAGTGGGCATAGCCGTATCTAGGATGAAGGATCTGTTTGAGGGCATTCAATCTAAAGTTGGTGCTACCTCTTACAGAGCTTTCCTCACAGGACCAAGTAACTTCCGCAAGACTATTAACCCACAATATAAGGCTAATAGAACAGCTCCTAAGCCTAAACACTTAATTGCATTACAGAAGTATGCACTTGATAAGTTAGGGGCTGAGTGGGCTCCTAATACTCTAGAAGCAGATGATGCTATGTCTATTCACCAAGATAAGGTGGGAGGTACTACAACTATCTGTTCTCTAGATAAGGATATGTTACAGGTTCCAGGGAAACATTTTCAATGGGCTATAGGTACACTTAGTTGGTCTAGACCTGATAACTTTGTAGAACAAACAGAGTTAGAGGGTCTTAGACTATTCTATGAGCAATGCATTAAAGGAGATTCTTCTGACAACGTTAAGGGTATTCCAGGATTAGGTGAAGTTAAAGCCCGCAAAGCTTTGGCTGGACTTACTACTGAGCAGGCTATGTTCAATAAAGTACATAGTCTATCTCTTATCGGTAAAGGAAACTTCCTTATGGATTCTCAGTGTCTATGGTTACTACGTCATGAAGGAGATAGCTATGCTGCTCGATATGAGAAACTACTAAATGCCCAAGTTCAAAAGTAAGTTAGAAGAAAAGGTTTGGAATACACTAATAAAAGAATATCCTTCTGTAGAGTATGAACCAACTAAGATTAAGTTTACTCAACCAGTACAAGAAAGAACCTACACTCCAGACTTTAAAACAGATGCGAGTAAGGAGATATATCTTGAGGCTAAAGGGTTACTAGATCTAGAAACTCGCAAGAAGATGATATGGTTTAGAGAGTGTAACCCAGACATCAGAATAATAATGTTATTTCAGAATGCATCGAATAAGTTACACAGAGGTAGTAAGACAACGTATGCAATGTGGGCTGAACTTAATAACTTCGAATGGTTAGACTTTAGAAAGGATTGGTTAAATGCGTATAGACAATTGTGTTCGCAATGAGGAAGATGGATCTTTAGACTTTGACTTCAATGTTACAGAAGCTGAAGCGGGTTTCTTAATGGACCATGCAATCAAGAACTTAGTGTTCAATGGCATCATCAAGATTCAAGAATCAGATGTACAACAAGAGTTAGATCTATTTAAACAAGAAGGAGGTATCCCATCATGAGTCAACCACTAGATCCTAACGATCAGCTAACTGAGGAAATGATTGATGAAGATACAGCTGATGAATGGGATGAAGATCGTATCGATAACATAGGTCAGAATGGTAACAATGGAGATCACTACGATGAGTAAACGTATCATGGTAATTCCAGATACACAGATCAGACCTGGTGATGACTTTGCTTTCCTTGATGCTATCGGTCGTTATGCAGTAGATATGAAGCCTGACATCATTGTTCACCTAGGTGACTTTGCTGACATGCCTTCACTCTCTTCTCATGATAAAGCTGGTAGTAAGTCAATGGAAGGTCAGCGTTACAAAGCTGATATCCAAGCTTCTAAAGATGCAATGAAGGTTCTGCTTTCGCCCGTAAGGGCGGAACAGAAGCGTCTAACTGATACTAAGAGAGCTAGATGGAAACCTCGTCTAGTTATGTTAGGTGGTAATCATGAACATCGTATCAATAGAGCTATTCAGAATGATCCAAAGCTTGATGGTTTAATTTCATTAGGAGATCTAGAGTATGAGAAAAGTGGCTGGGAGTTTGTTCCATTCCTTCAACCGATTGTTATCGAAGGCATTGCGTTTTGTCACTACTTCGTCAGTGGAGTTATGGGCAATCCTTGTAATACTGCTCGTATGCTTTTACTTAAGCATCATCAGTCTTGCATAGCTGGTCATCAACAGGGTCGTGACATTGCTTACGGTAAACGTGCTGATGGTTCTGAAATGACTGCTCTGATTGCTGGTAGTTGTTATGAGCATCTAGAAGGTTATCTCAATCACCAGACTAACAACCACTGGAGAGGGTTATACATTCTACATGATGTTGTCAATGGTTCGTTTGATGAGATGCCAGTTAGTTTACGATACTTAAGGAAGAAATATGCAGATAACTAGAAAAGAGGGTATACAAGCTGCTCATACTTTAACTAACTTTATTAAACAATATGTAGAACATCCTATGTTGTGGCAACAAAGTAGTCTTAGTATTATAACAGAAAGACTCTTTCAAATTAATAAGATAATGATTCCTGCTATGAATAAGAAATATAAAAAAGATCTTAAACAAGCAGCTAAAGCTGGTAAGATTACTTATATCTCCCCAACTGAATTTTATTACAATTAATAAGGAAGAAATATGCAACAGTTAGCTAGTGAGGTACAAGTAGGTGGTGATCACTATAAAGGATTCCCAATACAACCTGCTTACTTCTGCCACATAAACAAGATACCTTATCTAGAAGCAACAGCTATTAAGTATCTTTGCAGGTGGCGTAACAAAGGGGGCGTACAGGACTTAGATAAAGCCATACATTTCATACAGTTAGTTAAGGAGTTTGAAAATGTTAACGCTAATTGAGTTAAAAGAGAAAGTAGCAGAACAGATAACAGAGTTTGACTTAGTAGATTTACTAGGACTAACTACTTGGGATCTAGTCAATGCTTTCGAAGATAAACTTGAAGCTAAGTATGCACAAATTTTAGATGAACTTATATTAGGAGAGTTTGAAGATGAGTAAAAATGATATAACAGGTGACAAATTGATCAGTAAAACCAACAGCAAGCAGTACGTAGACAACTATGACGCCATCTTTGGCAAGAAAGACATACCCAACGTGGCTGACGACATCGCACAGCACATTAAAAACTACGAGGTCGGTCATAAACAATACACAGATGAAGAGTTGTTCGGTAACAAATAGCATCAAATGGGGGGAGCTCACACTTCCCCCTATAAATCTCTACAGTGTGCCCTATATAACAAGAGGAAACTTAATGGAACTACCAAGTATATACCAATCAATCATACATCGTAGTCGATACTCTCGCTACCTTGATAAGGAACAACGTCGTGAGTCATGGGAAGAGACAGTAGATCGTCTTATCACATACTTAAAGACACAAACTAAAGATGTAGAGATACCTTATGATGAACTAAGATCTGCTATCCTTAATCTAGAAGTAATGCCTTCTATGCGTCTTATGATGTCAGCTGGTGAAGCAGTAGAGCGAGATAACATTGCAGCTTATAACTGTAGTTACCTAGCAGTCAACAATAAGCGAGCGTTTAGTGAAGCTCTATACATTCTTATGAATGGTACTGGTGTAGGCTTTAGTTGTGAGCGTCAAGAAGTCAGTAAGTTACCAGCTATTCCTGAGAAATTACGTGAGGTAGATGATGTCATCTTTGTACAAGACAGCAAGCTCGGATGGGCAAAAGGATTCAAAAAGCTTCTCTCTTCTCTCTGGGAGGGAGATATCCCTAAGGTTGATTACTCAAAAATTCGACCAGCTGGAGCAAGACTTAAAGTTTTTGGTGGAAGAGCATCAGGACCTGAGCCTCTTAAACGACTCTTTGACTTCACGATTAAATCGTTTAAAGAAGCTAGTGGACGAAAACTCACTAGTATTGAAGTACACGACATAATGTGTATGGTAGGTGAGATTGTTGTGGTAGGTGGGGTACGTCGCAGTGCTCTAATCTCCCTCTCTAATCTTACAGATCGTCGTATGCGTGAAGCTAAAATG